GCTATGCTGTACGCAGGTAAGATACCTCAGTGGGATGTGAGCAGAGTTAGAGGATCAGGTGAAAGACTCAAGACCTTTGGTGGTCGTGCATCTGGCCCAGAGCCTTTGGTGGACTTGTTTAACTTCTGCATTGAAGTCTTCCAGAAAGCTAAAGGTCGCAAGCTGACATCTATTGAGTGCCACGACATCGTATGTAAGATTGCTGACATTGTCGTTGTAGGTGGCGTTAGACGTTCAGCATTGATTAGCCTGTCTAACCTGTCGGATCAACGTATGGCTAAGGCTAAGTCTGGTGATTGGTGGAGAAATGAAGGACAACGTGCATTGGCTAACAACAGCGTAGCGTACACAGAGAAGCCTGACTTCCAATCGTTCTTGTCTGAGATGCAGACCATGTACGAATCTAAAGCAGGTGAGCGTGGTATCTTTAGTCGTGTAGCGGCACAGAAGATTGCAGGACGTAATGGCCGTAGGGATGCAGAACAGGACTTTGGTACTAATCCATGCTCTGAGATAATTCTACGCAGTAATCAGTTCTGTAACCTTAGCGAGGTGGTTGTACGTGCTGACGATACACTAAAGACGCTTAAGGCTAAGGTAGAAGTAGCGGCTATGATAGGCACACTACAGGCTACATTAACTGACTTTAGATACCTTAGGAATATTTGGAAGAAGAACACAGAAGAGGAAGCATTGTTGGGTGTAAGCATGACAGGAATTATGGATCACCCTGTTATCGGCACAGCATCGGATAAAACCGTAGAGTGGTTAGAGGAACTAAAGAATGTTGCTGTTAAAGTTAATAAAAAATGGGCTGAAAAACTTGGCATTAATCAGTCTACAGCTATTACTGCTGTTAAGCCAAGCGGTACTGTATCTCAGCTTGTTGACAGTGCCTCTGGCATACATCCTCGTTTCTCTAAGCACTACATTAGAAGGGTACGTAGCGACAAGAAAGACCCACTTGCAGTCTTTATGGAGCAAGCAGGATTCCCAGTAGAACAAGATGTTATGTCACCTAGCTCCTCTGTGTTTAGTTTCCCTGTAAAAGCACCTAAGACCAGTACAACGGTCAGACAAGTAGGTGCAATGCAACAGTTAGAACTTTGGAAGGCATATCAGAATCATTGGTGTGAGCATAAGCCAAGCATCACTGTTTATTATACAGATGATGAGTTCCTGAAAGTTGCTCAGTGGATATGGGATAACTTTGATATCTGTAGCGGTATTAGTTTGTTGCCAGTGAGTGACCATGTTTATCAGCAAGCTCCTTATGAGGACATTACCGCTGATGAATATAAAAAGCTATTAGCAGAAATGCCTAAAGGTGTAGATTGGATTGATCTTGAACAGTTTGAACAAGAGGATAACACAACAGGCAGTCAAGAGTTAGCCTGTGCGGGTGGTACATGTGAAATAGTGTAGTAGTAAAAGGTTAGACTTAAGCCCCTTAGGAGAGATACCTAGGGGGCTTTTGTTTACTGGTTAGATTCAGTAGCTAAAGCACCTAAACCAAGACCTACCTTCTGTCCTGTCAAGAGCTGCTGAAGTCTAGCTTCAAAACCCTTAGGTAAAGGGATACCCTTGTTAGATGTAACCTTAGCTGTCTTTATCATGTTAATAACTCTATCCATATTCTTACCAGCGATAGCTCTATTAGCCACAAAGGACGGAAGGAAGCTCCTTAACAAGACACCAACTTGAGGGTTTGATATAGCTCCTAGCTCCCTACCTGCAACGGCTAACTGAAAACCTGCACCGCCTGCCTGTACTCTCTCTAGTATGGCTAACTCTTCAAAGAGACTGTCTAATTGCTTCTTAGAACCTGTGCCTTTGAAAAGTTCATCAAAGGTCTCTTTAAAACGAGGGTCGTTCATTTTAGTCCTCAGTTTTTGAAAGGACTGTATAGACTCCTCAGGGCCTACCCTTAGTATTTGAGCTAAGAAACCTTTACGTATACCCTCCATAGGGTCAACATCTAAACCCTTTATTTTACTATCTTTAGGTAACTTAGCTTTATACTCTGCTGCTAACTTCTTAAGTTCCTTAATCTCTTTAATACCATAGGTTAGACCATCGCCAGTAAGCATAGCACCTATCTTAACTGGGTCGTTCACTTCAAGTGCTTTCTTTAAGTAAGTCCCAGTAACAACTGACCTACCTCTACTGTACATATCAGTGACTTCTTGGTATTGCTTCTTAAGAGCAGGGCTTAACCTTTCAGCAGCTTCATCCATAGCGTCTTTAAGTAAGTCAGCAGTAGCCCCCAACACCTTGACTTGGTCAGGGTTCTTAGAGGAAGAAGACATAGCAGCCGATAGTCTAGCCTTTACAGCGGATAGTCTCTTATGTGCTTCAAAGAAGTTTAAGTCGTCAGGTAGAGTCTCTAAATACTGCACAGCTTTCTTAGTTTCAGGGTTAGGGTACTCAAAGTTTTCTATAGGCTCTCCTTTTTTATTATATGTTGTTTTTGCTCTAAACCCTCCTTTTAACTCATCTGCTAAAGACACAGCCTTTTCTTCTGCTCTAACTGTCACCCTTTTACCTAAAGCATCTATGTTCTTATATAGAGGCTCCACAATCTCTCTTAACGCTTGATCTGTTTGAGTGATTAAACCCTGAAGTAACTCACCTTGTTTAGTAGGCCCCCCCGCTTTAAACTTAAGTATTAACTGTTCCGCTTGGTCTCCCATGTACATGCCATAAGAGTCTAAATACTTGTTTACAGTAGTCTTTGTAAGCTGAGAAACTTTAGCAATACTCGTTAAGACTTCAGCAACCTTTCCATCGCTAACCATGCTAGGCAAAAGACTAGCGTTGTACTCTTTCAGCTTAGCCTGTAAATCAGTTATTACTTTCTTCTGTGGTTCAGTCAGCATAGACTTATCCTTTAAGGCTGTCTTACCTAGCCCAAGAACTTTGGAACCTATGGGGAAAGCAACACCAAAGGCAGTAGAGAATAAAGCCTCAGTCTGAGCTGCGTCTAAGGCTTCTTGCATAGCTTTGTCTGGGTTAAACTCTCTGCCTTCTATAAGAGCTTCAACACCTTCACCTGCAAAACGACTGCCGTAGACAACCGCTGAAGTAGCTGCTACACCTGCCACTAACCCTCCAATGCCCATACCTACGGGGCCTGCGGGAGTCCCAACGGCTACACCTTTAGCTGTTGCAGGCCCTACTACGGCCATAGCAGTACCTACCTCTAATAAAGGAGATATCCAGTCAGCCCATGTCTTAGGGTCTTCCGGTTGAGGATCAACTAAACCTTGTATCTCTTCGTTTAAAGTAGAACTTATCTCAAGGGAGAAGCTGTCTTTTAAAGAGGCTAGTAAATCAGCGTCAGTTACCTTGTCAAACTCATCAGGCTCTTCGTATCCATTATCAAAAGACAAAGAAGATAATAAACCAAGGTCAGTTACTTTATCATAGGTTTCCATTATTTAACTTTTCCTATATTATAAATGTCCCCCGAAAGAGGGTCTTTCATGTAGCGTACACCATCTTTAACAGCCACCACTCCTTTATAGTTAGGAGAAGAGAAGTCAATATTCGGCGTCTGTCCAAGCATAGACTTTTTAAAGTTACTATAATGCTTTTTTACTTTATCTAACTGTCTGTTAAAGTCTGCTGCTGAAGTTACACCGTCTAAAGCTGTTAACGCTGCTGTCAGTAACTCTAGTTCTATATTTGACACTTGACCTAAAGCACCGCCTGTAGGTGAGGAGTCTCGCATAGCTTGTAACTTATCAAAACCTAAATTAGCTCTTAAAGTCTTAATGCGTTGACCTAATCTTCTCTCATCGGTGTCAATAGGCAAGTTAGACAAAACAAAGTAGTTGAAACCTGTTGCACCGTCATCGGATAAAACCCTAGCTTCTTCTATCGTACCTAAAGTGTTATCTACTGCGGCTATTTTAGAAAGCAATACAGAAAACTTAGCTTTCCTTGCTTCCGCAGCTTCTTTAGTATCGACTTTAGAGCCTAGTGTGCCTAGTGATTCGTTTACAACTTGATATGTGCCATCATCATTACGGAGTACGCTAAACTTTGGTAGTGCAGACACGCCTATAGTCTTGAGTATAGTGCCATCCTTATCTAAAAGAACACTATGCTTAATCCCTGTATCTGGGTCAAAAATATCACTCATATTCCGTACTTCTTCTTTAGAAGGGCCTAAGTCTTTAATATCGTCACCTGTTTCGGTGTTGATAAGAATAGTGTGTACTCTACCGTCAACGTCTCTGGAAATAGTATCGGTATTTAAATTTGGGTTTTCGCTTGCTCCTAGTATTTTAATATCCTCCCCACTGTTTGTATTTATTAATACATTCTGTAGAACGCCTTCAATAGACCTTTGGATAACTTTAGTAGGGACATCTGTAGCAGATATAGATGTTTTAGTACCTAAGTCTTTGATATCGTCCCCAGAGAATTTATCTATTAAAATATTGCGTATAGACCCTTTAACTTCTCTTTGTATTACTTGAGTGTTTGCACCGCTGCCTCCACCTTTCTTAGCTTTCATAAAATCCATGAAGGTGCCTTTAAAGCCTTGGTCTTTAGCGAAGTTAAACTCTTTGACTAAAGCAGTGTTTCCTCCAGACGCAGAAGGTACTTCCCTAGCCGCTGTGTCTCTTTCCTTAAGTTTAAACTCTTGATTATACCTACGTAGCTCTTCAGCAGCCGCAGGGCCAGCAGCTTGCATAGCCTGAATCTTAGCAGCAGTTTTAGCAGCCCCTGCCATATCACCACGTATCTGCTGTATTTTAGCTAGTGTAGTCAAACCTTCAATACTGTTTAAATCTAACTTAGCTTCAGCAGCAGCCAATCTTTCTTGATCTGAAGGTTCGCCACCACGCACAGCTCTACCTACGCCTTCGCTTACACGCCTATTTTGCTGTGCGCCAAAGGCTCCCCGAAAGTTAGGAGACCCTGCTACAGGCTGTTGCATTACAGGTTGTTGTCCGCTACTGACACCAGTTAGCATACGCATTAAATCTTGATTAGCCATTATTAATTACCTTTTAAGTCTTTTGTTGTTTTTTATTAGTCAAATAAACCACCTAGCCATCCACCTAGTTGACCAAACAAACCGCTATCACCACCTGAACCGCCTAAAGTAATACCAAGTTCAGCAGCTTTTAATTGGTCTTGGAAAGAAGGTGTTTGACCAAACAAGCTACCCAACAAAGATGACTGCTGTCCTAGTCTTAACTGATTAGCCATGTCTTCTGCTTGCATACGTCCTTCTAGTCCAGACTGTTGTAGCTGAGAACCTAGCTCTGTACCAGTTCTACGTCCAATATCTGCAAATCCTGCAGGTACTGAACTTCCTTGCAACATAGCTAATGCTTGTTGTTGTGGAGAATAACCTGCCTCCAGTAACCCCTGTCCTCCGGCTAAAGCTTGCTGTTGCTCTGCTAAAGCTTGCTGTCTTGCCCTTATATTGGCACCACCCATTGCTTCCTGACGAGCAGTTTCCTGTGCTAATAGTTCAGGAGAAGCACCGCCATAAGCATTAGACTGCATACCTAAACGTCCCTGAGAAAGCATACGTTCTTCGGTAGCTAAACGCTGACGTTCTTCTTCAGGCCGCTGAGTAGCCCTTAATTGCTCGTAGATAGCTGATTGCTGTGCCGCAGGGTCTTGGCCCACTTGTCCAAATAAACCTGCTGCTTGGCCCATTAGCTGTTGTTGTAGAGCCTGTTGCTCAGGAGAAAGGTTAATACCATAACCACCCTCAGCAGTTGTGCCTACATTAGCTAAACCGCTAGTTACAGTATAAGGTTTAAACTCAGAACCTGTTTGGGCTTTATCTGCTAATAAACCAAACTGGTCTTGTCTTTCACGACCATACTGTTGTAGCTGATCTATGTTTTTTTGTCCAAGAATGTATTCACCACCTGTCTTAAACAAGTCGTTATAACCACCCCCTAGTAATTTATCAAAAAAGCCCGCCATTAGTAAGTTCCTCCAGTAATTGTATTAGCCGTTAATGTGCCTGTAACAGTTACTGTAGGGGCTGTGACTGTTCCTGTAAATGTTGGTTCAGCTGTGTTGGCTTTAGTAGCACTAGCTATGGCAATGTTATTAAATTCTGTGTCAATTTCAGCACCTTTAACAATCTTGTTCGCATTACCCGAACTGAGAGAGTCTTTAGTCGCAAAGTTAGTAGTCTTTGTATAGTTGGACATTAAATGAGTCTCCCTAGTAGAGCGTGTATGTCAATTTTTTGAATAGAAAAGGCTGAACCATTAAGTTCAGATTCAATACCAATAGTCACTACTTCACCGCTACCACTAGTGTTGACTTTTGGTGTGTTAATTACAGCAGAGGCTGTATATTCTGCGGTTGTATTGTATTCTGAAATACCGTATTCCCCTGCATTACTTGTGCCTGTTAAACTAAACACTTGTTTAGTATAGTTAGTACTATAGTCATAACCCCAACTTAAAGTAGAGTTAGTATTCTGACCACCAATAACAGTAATGTTAAACTTCTTTAAAAACTTTAAGTTAGAAGAGTTACCAAAGTCCATTGGATTACTAAAGTAACGCATCTGATACTTATTTGTTCCGTCTAAATAACCATTATACTTGACTATCCCTGAAACAAGACCAAAGTATATTGAACCATCCTCAAGCACTTCCATAGACAAAGGCAAAAGACTAGACCACGTTGTTACTCGTTGTGACCCATCTTCCAAAGGAGACCGCATGTCAAAACAAAACACTAAGTTACTATCCGGTAGTGTTAAAAGATACATTGCTTCATCTGCGCTGTATATAGACTTAATAGCATTGTTTTGTAAAGGTACTAACTGCATTAAATCAGTACGAACATTTTTACTAATGTCACGCATGGGCATAGACTTTTCTTGTATAGTCCTACCAAAGCTACGCACACCTGAGTCAGATAAGAATAAAATATCAGTTCCTGTGTGCTGTACTGAGTCACGGGCTATGCAGCCCACACCTTCTATTGTATCAGCTAGGGTCATGGAAGCAGGGGAAGAAGCACCTGAATACACAAGTATAGACTTCTTGCCAAAGATTACTAAGAAGTTGTTGTGGGCCGCCAGTGCAACTACTTCATCGTGACCAGTAGGCCAAACAGTTGTTAGATTAAGACTTCCTGAAGCACCACCTGTCCAAGCATGACCATTGAGTGTATCACTAAAGAAGACTGTATGCTTGTCTCCTGCAATGTCCGCTACCCATACCTTACCAAAAGCAGCTAAAGCTTCATTAGCTAGAGGCATTGTACCTGTGGCATGTGAATGAGAAGTAATAGCTGCAAGAACAAAAGAACCGCTTTCGTCTGTAGCTATTAACGGAACATGTCCTAACTGTACCATATACAAGTGATTGTTAAAGGTGACACACTTCCAGTTATTAGCTGACGG